AATAGTAAATAAACCGCATAAAACCTAGCTTTTTTAACATATTAACAACTTGTATTATAAAATATTGCTTTATTTTAGCAAATCACTTATAAATCGAATCAGAGATGAATATTTTTTTTTTAGTTTTTTATGTTATAACGAATCATATTTATCTCTAAATAAATATATTTAAACTAGAAGCTCTGCGACCTCCCTCGCAGGGCTTCGCTAAAGGGAGTAAGAGATGAATAAACAGTTAGAACTAGATTACGCAGCTCATAACTATACAGATACAAGCCAATCGGCTTGGGCAAATACCAAGAATAAAATCACTAAACGAGAACGAGTATTAAACTTATTAAAGTCGCAATCCTATACTAATTATGAAATAGCAGAAGAATTAGAAATGACATTAAGCTCTGTATGTGCAAGGTGTAGAGAATTACAAAAATTAGACCTTGTAGAAGATAGCGGTAAAAGACGTAATACACCTTATGGTAAAACTGCTATTGTTTGGAGAGCTAAATGATGTCCGATAAGGATTGTAAGGACTTCAATAAACAAATAGAGAGAATGATGAAAAAAGCAGAAAAAGAACATTTAAGACGAGTAGCTGAAATGGGCTGTTATGTATGCTCCAGACCAGCAGAGATACACCACATTCGCCATCAGACAGGTTTAGCGATGCGATCCTCACATTATGAAACAATACCTCTCTGTCCAGAGCATCATCGCTATGGCAAGGTATCAGTACATTTAGGTAAGAAAGAGTTTGTTAAAAGGTATGGCACAGAACAGCAAATATTGGCAGAAATAAGGAGAAGATTAAATGAGTCGTAAATCAGGGTATTTCATCTGCTATCGTAACATTTGGCAACATCCTGTGTTTAAGAACCTATTACAGGCATCAGCTTGGATTTATATGATCTCATCTGCATCGCACCAGGATAAAGAATTAAGGTTTTTAGATAATAAGATTTTTGTAAGAAGAGGAGAGCTAATATTCCCTTTAAGAGTTAATGCTAAAAGGTTTAAAATGAGTTATAGTGAAATGCGTACTTTCATACTACGTATGGTACGTAGAAAGATGATAACCACTAGGACAAACCAGCTACAGCCCACTACTAACCACCCTAGCCGAAAAGTAACGCTAATAAAGGTTATAAACTATGACAAATTTCAATATGTGGATAATCAGCAACCACCTCTCAACCACCTATCGCAACAAGTACTAAATAACAATACTAATAAACAAATACTAATTAGTAGGTCAAGCAAAGAGGGGATAACATATACAGGTAATCAGTTTGGAGATTATGTTGAAATTGAGGCAGATGGTAAGCTAAAATGGAAACACAAGTTTAAGGAGAATATGCCATTGAAAGATAAGCTATGAGACCATGTAAATTTTTTCTTAAAATATTTAAGCGTGTAAGAAAACGTCTTATAAAGTTACACCTAGAGAATAGAAGATTGAAAGTGCAGCTTAATTATTATAAAGCTGTAGTAGAGTCATACGACAAAACAAAACACTAAAAATGGCTAAAAAAAAATCAAAGTTTCGCCACATTCAGATTGGCTCAAAAAAGTATTATTTTTATAAAATAACCTGGTTAGATATTACAGGAGATTCAGGACACGCTACCTCTCAAGAATTTAATAAGTTCCTACCCTCTAAAATGATAACACATGGCTATATATTTAAGAAAGATAAGAAATATGTGTGGACATTTGCATCTTATGACACAACAGAAGAGAGTTTTAGTGATCGTAATGTATTTCCTATTGGATGTGTGTTAAATATGGAGAAGATAGAAGTATGAAAAACGACAAAATTAAGGCACAGACACAGAAAAAACAAAATGTAGTAGGCAGACCTAGAATTAAGCTAGATATAGAAATCCTTAAAAACCTTGCCTCTATTGGTTGTCCTACTTATGAGATCGCTAGTGTGCTTGGTGTATCTGCTAGGACATTAGAAAGAAATTATGCCGAAATTATAGACACTTACAGAGAGAAAGGAAAATCCTCTTTACGAAAGAAAATGTGGGATAAAGCAATTAAAAAAGACAATACTCTCATGCAAGTCTTTTTAAGTAAAAACGTATTAGGTATGTCTGACAAAGTACAACAGACAAATGTTACAGAACCACTACCACTTATCATAGATGGTAAAGCTGAAGATGCTGAAGTAGAAGATGGCAAAAAGAAAAGGTAATATCTTTGGTCAGACAGTTATCTATGAGAAAACTTTTAATGGAACATCCATTGGGAGACGACCAAAGATGAGTACGATGAATAAACATAAACGTAGAAGTTGGAAGAAGTACAGAGGGCAAGGTAGATGAAGCGACCTAACTTCTATCCTGGTGGAGAGTTTATACCTTATCAAATGCCACAAGATTTTAGACCATCACAAGGAAGAGGAAGCTGTGGTAATTGTGGATTATATTCTAATAAACATGGTTTCTGTGGTGTGTATAGAACTATAGGCGTTAAAGATACTTACGTTTGCAATAAATGGAGACAAAGACATTTTAAACGATGAGAGACGAATTGTTATCCAGAATTGACAAAGCTGCTAACGATTACAACAAAACAAAAGACGATAAATACAAAGAACTTTGGTACAAACTTATAAAAGAATTTAATCAACAAGAAACAGACTATCAAGGAGGATCAGCATATAAAGCCATGCTTAAACTGTTTGCTGATAACCTTAAAAAATGAAAGAGCTTATTATCACACTTATATTGGCTAAAGGTCAGTTAATGCACATAGAAATCTTTGATATATCATGTGCTGATTGGTACAAAAAGAATGTTATTGTGAGAGAATACAAAATACATTTACCTGGTAGAAATATGTATTATCACAAGTATAAGAACAAGCACGTCTTTGGTTATGTTTGTGGCAAACATTAATATTTTATGCTATTAGTCATCTATGGCTAAATACAAAGGAAGAAAAGTAAAACTTAATAAAATAATGCGAGGAGACGTTAAGAAGTTTAAAGTCTTTGTTCGTAATAGAAGAACAGGCAGAGTTCAAAAAGTAAATTTTGGTTCAAAAACAATGTCAATTAAAAAACACATACCAGCTAGAAAACGTAGCTTTATGGCTCGTATGGGAGGAGTGTTAAGAAAAGTGAGAGGGCAGAAATCATTAAGTCCTGCTTATTGGTCAATAAGGAGCTGGAGATGAAAAAGTTAATAGACAAAATAGAACGATGGTTACTTAAACTTATGGGTTGGAAATGAAATCTACTAAAATTAGAGAAGATTCTGGAATTGATTTAAGTCTTAAAAACTTAATTAGTATTATTGTAGTAAGCTCAATAGCAGTTTGGAGTTATTTTGGTATTATTGAAAGAATTAATACTATTGAAAACGATAATACACTTATGAAAAAGGATTTAGAAAAAGCAGTTGAATTTACAATTAAATTTCCTCGTGGAGAATTAGGTTCTCTTCCTGCTGATGCAGAACAATATTTACTTATAGAGGATGCACTAAAAGACATAGAAGATATGCAAGAAGAAATTAAAGGTATGAGACATAACGCAACTAACATAAAAAGATTGCAGTCTGATGTAGAAAGACTTATAGAGCAAATAGAAAAACTTAAAGATAAAGTTAGAAGTAACGGAGGATAAATGTTATTAAAGATTAAAAAATTTTTTAGAAAAATAGCAAAATGGATTGTCGAGCAATACGACAGTTTTAATAGGTAATAAGATGAGTGAACTAGCAGTAGGAATAATTGCTCTTTGTATGATATACAAGGGCGGTGTAATCGAGCATACTTACATTAAGGATCAGAAAATGAGTACCTGCCTGAAAATGAAAAGGACTGTAGAACGATCTGTTAATCCACAAAATGTAAGAATGGCTTGTGGTAAAATAAAAGCAATGGTGGAAACAGATGAAGCAGGTAGGAAAAAAATTACAAAGATTATCGAAGATAAGTATTGATGTATTTCTTTCATTCTTTGAAACGTATGGTGCTAAAGTATCTAACTGGGCATGGAATAAACGATGGAAAGAAAGACCTTACATTAAATACATGGGAACAACAGGTAAAATTTATAAATTCTTTAAAGAGACTGACAAATGAAGTTTATGTTAGTTATGTCAGTTTGCTCCTTTCTTTTAGGAGAGTGTAAAGCTCCAGTTCATTTTAATACTTATAACTCTTGGGCAGAATGTGCTTATGCAGCACAATTAAATGGATTAACTTTGCTACAAGCAGAGGGTATTGAGAATGTCAATAAATATAGATTAGCAGTTAAGTATGGTTGCAAACCAGTAGTAGAAATGTAAAATACTACATTTATGAAGATTACCTTAACAAAGGCACAACATAAAGTTAGTCAATCAAAAGCAAGGTTTAGAGTTCTTATATCAGGTAGAAGATTTGGTAAGACACATTTAGCAATTACAGAAATGATGAAGTATGCAGCTAAACCATTACAGAATATATGGTATGTAGCTCCTACTTTTAAAATGGCTAAAGAAATATGTTGGTCTAACTTAAAAACAATGCTTCATGCTTTTAATTGGATTGAAGATATTAACGAAACTAACCTTACAATTAAAGTTAAGAAATCAAATAGTGTTATAAGTTTAAAATCAAGCGATCAACCAGATGCTTTACGAGGTTCAGGAATTAACTTTTTAATATTAGATGAGTTTGCAGATATAGATAAGCGTACTTGGTTTGAAGTATTGAGAGCTTCAATTGCAGATACACTAGGAGATGTTTTAATGTGCGGTACACCAAGAGGATTTGGTAATTGGTCTTATGAAATGTATCTAAAAGGAAAAGACGATAAAGAATGGGAGAGTTTTCAATTTACTACCTTACAAGGTGGCATGGTATCAAAGCAAGAATTGGAACAAGCTAAATTAGACCTTGATGTTAGAACATTTAGACAAGAGTTTGAGGGTACATTTGAAAACTATGCAGGAAGTGTTTATTACAATTTTCATCCTGTAGAAAGCGTTATAGAACGTAAGATAGATTGGTCTAAACCTATTCATATTGGAATGGACTTCAACGTAGATCCCATGAGTGCTGCTGTTGCACAGATAGAAAAAGATAAGGTTTATTTTGTAGATGAGATAGTCATTTATTCAAGTAATACTGACGAAATGTGCCAAGAGATACGAGATAGATATGGAACTAAAATACCTATATTTGTTTATCCTGATCCTGCATCTAAACAACGTAAAACTTCTGCTGGTGGTAGAACAGATTTAAGTATTTTACAAAACGCAGGATTTAAAGTTAAAGTTAAACACAAGCATCCAGCAATTAGAGATAGAGTCAATGCAGTTAATTCAAGACTAAAAGATTCTAAAGGCGATAGGCATATTTTCATTAGTAATTATTGCAAAACATTGATAAAAGGATTACAAAGACAAATATACAAGGAGAATACAAATATTCCTGACAAGGAAGAGGGATTTGACCATATGAACGATGCACTTGGTTATTTAATAGATTACATAAAACCATTAACTATTAAATCTGATTTTTCTTCTCCAACAAGATGGAATATGAAACAAAGGCAATATGGCATACGACAAAGATCAGGCACTAGATACTCATAAAGACTACAAAGAGAACATTTCAAATTGGGAGTATTACATTAGATCATATAATGGAGGTTATGACTATAAAGTAGGTCAATATTTAAACAGATATAATTTAGAATTAGATAACGAGTTTAATCAACGATTGCTAAATACTCCTTGCGACAATCATTGTAGGAACATAATCCAAATTTACTCATCATTCCTTTTTCGAGTCAAACCAACGAGGGAATTTGGAGATATGGAGAATGAAGCTAGTTTAGAATCATTCTTAAGAGATACTGACCTAGATGGAAACAGTTTTGATAGTGTTATTAAACAAGCTCAAAATTATGCTTCTATCTATGGTCATTGTCTTTTAATTTTAGATAAACCAAAAGTAGTTAGTGAAACAAAAGCACAAGAGCTAGAGCAAGACATAAGACCTTACCTATCTATTGTAACTCCTGAAAACATAATGGACTGGAATTACAAAAGAGAAATTAATGGTAAGTATTCTTTAGACTATCTTAAAATTAGAGAAGAGGTAGATAAAGAGGGTGGTACTTATTTTAGGATGTGGTATCCAGATCGTATAGACACAGTTTATATGGATGACTCTGGAGCTGAACCAAGATTGATAGATACTGCCGAGAATCAGATTGGCAAGATACCAGCAGTTATCTTATACAACTCAAAATCTCATAAAAGATTTGTTGGTCAATCTGACTTAACTGATATTGCTGATTTGCAAAAAGCTATCTACAATGAGTTTTCTGAAATAGAACAGCTTATTAGATTAACAAATCATCCATCGTTAGTTAAAACACCATCGGTAAATGCTTCTGCTGGAGCTGGTGCAATAATAGAAATGCCAGAAGAGATAGAACCAAATCTTAAACCATATCTATTGCAGCCAAGCGGACAAAACTTACAAGCTATTATGGAATCTATTACAAAGAAAGTAGATGCCATAAATAGAATAGCTCATACAGGAGCAGTCAGAACTACTAAACAACAAGTATCATCTGGTATCGCTTTACAAACAGAATTTGAACTATTAAATGCAAGACTATCAGAAAAAGCAGACAATCTACAATTAGCAGAAGAACAACTATTTAAATTATATGCTGATTTCCAAAACACAAAATTTGAGGG